TAGCGCTTACGTCATAGGTACGGGATTGACAGACCCCGCTGGTGCGGGTGGCGGTGGCTTTAAGGGTAAGGACGCGGGCAAAATGAATGCCGACCTTGAAGAAGCTAAAGTTGTGGCCAGGAGCCAGGCCATGGTGCTCGCGCGCAAGGGGCCAGTAGCTGCTTTAGGATATGGTGCCGCATACTCCCTTAGCGTCCATGAGAACCCGAAGGCGGGAGCTGCTGGTGGTACGGCAGCAGCTGACACGGCAAGAGCAGGGACAACGGTTCCTTTAAGCCAGATACACAGCAAAGGTGGACAGTGGAAGTTTTTAGAGCAGCCGTTAAATGACAACCAGCGCAGAATATTCGAGATCATAAAGAAGGAGGCCACCTTTGGCTAACATGCCGAGCCAAGACATTGCCGACATGCTTGTGGATGACGTTGTGGGTGCGAAGGCCGACACCATTTGGATTAACAAGGAACCAAGTGACAGCGCCCTGAAGACCCCTGACGCCTTCCTGATTATCTACGACACCGGCGGCACTGATCCCGAAGCTACCGGCAAAATATTTGATAAACCCACAATTAACATAAGGGTAAAGGGTAGGAAGGGCGATTACTCGGGGGCGCAAGTAATGATACAGGCAGTAAAAGCGGCATTGCATCAACGTGACTCCGAGACAAAGAATAGCGCGCGGTATATGGGCATCTGGCAAGTGGGCGAGATTGCCTTTGTTGAATACGATGATCAAAACAGGCCAACTTTTACGGCCAATTTTAGAATGCACAGAACGTATTAAAGGAGGAACACAAAATGGCAGAGAGCACAGCGTTTGACGGATATGGAATTATTTTTGGCATAGGCGATGGCACAAGCTCAGAGTCATTCGTCGATGTCGCGGAGATTATCGACGTCTCCGGACCTGGGTTCTCAAGGGATACCATTGACGTATCCCATTCGGGCAGCCCTAACCACTACAGGGAGTTTATCGCGGGGTTCAAGGATGGCGGTGAAGTTACGCTTACCATGAACATGACGCAGGCCGATTACACCAGTTTCTTGGCCAAGTTCGATAGCGACGCCGCGAATAACTTCAAAATAACCATCCCTGACAGCAATTTCACTACGTTGCCCACGATATTGTTCTCAGGAATTGTTACCGGTGTTGAGACCGAATACAGCATCGAAGACAAGGTTACAGCTAATGTAACAATCAAAGTCACGGGCAAACCCGTACACACGCAGGGAACATAAACCAGCAGGATAACGGAAGGGAGGCAGACCAATGAGCCAGACACTGCAAAAGATAAGGGACGCTGAGGATACGAAGACTAAGACGGTGAAAGTAGAGGAATGGGGCATTGAGCTTACCCTCATCGAACCAGTGCGTAGGATCATCGTAGCCATGCAGGAGAAATACATGAGGATGGATCCCGCCACTGGAATGCCCATGCCCGGCAGCGACGCCGATAAGTTCGGCATGGCAATGCTCGTGGAGATGGTCCACGATATTGACGGCAAAAAGGTGTTTGCCGATGAGGATGGCAAACCTAGTATCGCGGTAGCTGAAGAAGTCCTGGACGAGAAGTCCCAGCGTATCCTGACCAAACTTGTTGAGCAGTGCGGTGAATTGGTCCGCCTCCCGACCGAAGGTGATGTGGAGGAGGCCGAAGGAAACTGAGAAAGGACCCCATCCTGGGATTTGAATACAGGTTGGCGGTCCTATTACATAAAACAGTAGGAGAGATGAGAACAACTATGACGACCTCAGAGCTGACGCATTGGATGGCGATATTTAAGATTTATGGCCCATTAGGTGAGGAAGCCATGGATGCCAGGTTTGGGCGTCTTGTGGCTAAGTTGGAAGCCGGAGTAGGGGTCGTGCAGATGAAGCGCAGTAAGTCAGTTAAAATCAAGGAGATGTTTAAGCGTGACTTCTGGACGCGCCCGCACTCCACGAAGGCATTACGTAAGAAGCTCATGAAAATGTTTGGCGTAGATGACGAGGAGAATAATGGCTAATTTAGGAACGCTTACTGCATTTGTAACCGCTGATACCACGGGGCTTATTAAAGGCACCCGGCAAGCCGCGTTATCCGTGCAAAGGATGAGCACTAATATCAGCAGGTCCTTGAATGCTGCGGGTGCCAGCGTTGAGCGGTTTGGCCGATCCTTAACTATTGGCCTTACCCTTCCCATTGTGGCTGCGGGTGCGGGCATGGTTAAACTAGCTAGTGATGCCGAAGAAACCCGCAACAAATTCAACGTCGTCTTTAAGGACGTCAGTACACAAGCGAATGAAATGTCCAGGAACCTGTCGCAGAGTTTCGGGTTGAGCAGTCTGGAGGCTAAAACGCTGCTCAGTAATACCGGCGACCTGTTGACGGGCTTTGGTTTTACCGGGAAGGCTGCGCTTGACTTAAGTAACCAAGTTAACATTCTGGCCGTGGACCTGGCATCTTTTACTAACATAGAGGGCGGGGCCAAACGCGCCAGCGCGGCTTTAACCAAAGCGCTGCTAGGCGAACGTGAGAGCGTCAAGGAATTGGGCATTGCTATTTTAGAGGCAGATGTAAAGGCCAAGGTGTTGCAACTCAGGCAGCAAGGTATGACGTTCGATACCGACCGCCAAGCCAAGGCCTATGCGACACTCCAAATAGCGTTGGGGCAAAGTAAGAACGCTATAGGTGACTTTGCCAGGTCGCAGGCGAGCGTAGCCAACCAGGCGCGGATCTTGAAGGCGCGCCTAACGGATATGGCTGTTAACCTGGGAACCATGCTTTTGCCTCTCGTTAATAAGCTGGTAGGTAGGCTTATAGAGATGACGAATGCCTTCATGCGTTTGGACCCACAGATGCAAGCTAATCTTATCGTATTGGCGGGCCTTGCGGCGATGCTTGGCCCCGCTGTTTTCCTGTTCGGTAAGTTGTTGTCATTAGGCGGCTTGCTGGTTAGCGCGTTCGGCGTGTTGGCCGGGGCGGTGGCATTCCTGTTATCGCCATTGGGCTTAATGGTGGCTGCCTTTGCCGGGCTTGTATTTGTTATGATTAAGCTGAAGGTGGTGGGGCAGGCCGTGGGTAAAGTCTGGATTGTTTTGCGTACCATCTTTCATACTGTGGTATCTGGCATTGCTGAATTGGTAGGTGGCCTGGCCGCCGTCCTTTCCAAGTTTATTAAGGGTATTATCTTCTTGGCCAGTGCCGTGGGCGTGAAGTTGCCCGAGGGGTTTGCTAAGGCCGCTACTGCGTTGGAGAGTTTCGGCACAATGTCCAATGACTTTGCTAATGACCAATCCGCGAAGGCCCTGGACATAAGTGAAAATTGGGGCACTGCGTGGGAATCCTTTAAGACCGATATGCGCGGGGCCTTGGAATTTGCTGAGCGCTTCGGTTTTGAAAAGACCGAGAAGATAAAGAACATGCTCACTGAATTGTCGCAAAGTTTACAATTGGATTTAGGTGGTGGCATGGACGCCCCCGGTATTGGCCTTGCAGTGGATGGTGAGGAAGATACGGGGCCGGGCAGCCAAGTCGAGAAGGATAGGTTGACGGAGTCCATGCAGGCTTGGGATGAGTGGACGACGTTCAATGCCAACACAGCCCGCAATTATCAGGCGCTATGGAGTGAGACCGCTCTTAACGTAGCCAACAGCATGGCCGATGGTTTTGCCGATGTTATAGCTAGTGGCGGGAGTTTTAGGTCAGTGATAACTAGCATTGCCCAAGACACGGCAAAGCAACTCATCAGTCAGGCTATAAGATCAGCTCTTACCGTATTGTTGATAAAGAAAAAGGAAACCATAGCGACGGTGGCCCTGGACCAGACTAAAACAGCCGCCAATGCCGTGGCGGCTGCTCCACATCCATTCTTGATTCCGTTATTCCTAGGTATTGCTCTGGCAGCATTTTCAAAAGCTGTGGGCGGATCAGCTGGTGCTAGTTCTATTTCAAGTGGCACGGCTGATGCTGGTGCTGCAGCACAACCTGCTCTTGCTACTGGTGGGTCCGTGGAGGGTGTTTCTCAAGCTGATTTCTCGGTACTTGAGGACGCCGAGGGTGACGGCGCGGGGGGAGTTCCGCCTATAGAAGTAAGTGTGCAAATAGACAACCGTGAGATTGCGAGAGCTGTC